CGAGAAAACAGTGGCGGGAAGTGCTGAAAGCGGTCGGGAGGCGGGTTTGAGTGTTTTTCACTACAGGGAGCCGCGGGTGGAGCCGAAGCCCTACAAGGTGCCGCGATGCCCGGTGTGCGGCGAGGAAACAGATACCCTGTACAAGAATATTTACGGCGAGACCGTTGGGTGCGATGTGTGCATCCGAACGGTGGACGCATGGGAGAAAAGAAATGAGCTTGAGTTTATACCACATTGACCAGGCGCTGGAGGCGCTGATCGACCCGGAGACTGGGGAGCTGCTGGACTACGATGCTTTTGAGCAGCTGCAGATGGACAGGGAGCACAAGATCGAGAACATGGTGTGCTGGTCCAAGAGCCTGGACGCGGAGGCAAAGGCCATCCGGGACGAGGAAAATGAGCTGGCGGAGCGCCGCCGCACGATGGAGCGCAAGCGTGACCGGCTGCGGGACTACGTTGACCGGGCGCTGGACGGGCACCCCTTCCAGACGGCGAAGTGTGCTGTTACCTACCGCAAGAGTACGGCGGTGGAGATCACCAACATGGAGGAGCTGGTGCGGTGGTGCATGGACAACGGCTATGATGGCAAGGTGACGTATGCAGCGCCCACGGTGGCCAAGAGCGACATTGCCCCGCTGCTGAAAGCCGGTGTTGCGGTGGACGGTGCGGAGATCGCCGAGCGGATGAACATGGGGGTGAAGTGATGGGACTGAACATATACGGAAAGCTGGCGGCGATCCAACGGGAGCTGAAGGCACCAAAGGGGCAGTACAACAGCTTTGCTAAGTACAATTACCGCAGTTGCGAGGACATTCTGGAGGCGGTAAAGCCGCTGTGCATCAAGAACAATGCCACGCTTATTTTGAATGACACGGTTCGTGAGATTTCCGGTCGGTTTTACGTTGTTGCTACGGCCACGCTTGCCGATCAGGAGAGCGACGGTGTTGTGGAAGCGGACGCATACGCCAGAGAGCCGCAGGACAAGAAGGGCATGGATGACAGCCAGATCACCGGCATGGCATCCAGCTACGCCAGGAAGTACGCGCTGAACGGCCTGTTCTGCATCGACGACACGAAGGACGCGGACACGGACGAGGCAAAGCGGCAGGAGCAGAAGCCTGTAAAAAATGGCACAATGGAGGTCATTTACTGCCAGGACTGCGGATTGCCTATCACCGCCACTACAAAGCGAGACGGCACCATCTGGGACAGCGCGGACATTGCCAAGTACAGCTCCGGGCGGCTGGGCAGGACGCTGTGTGCCAAGTGCATTAAGGCCGCGATGAAGAAGGAGAAGTAATATGCAGCAGGTGACAGTCGATGGCGCACGGTGGCAGCAGGACAGTGATGGCGCGTGGCTGGCGCTGCGTGTGAAGTCGCCGCAGACCGCTATGGACGTGTGCGACGCCATGAATCCCGGCAAGGAGTACAACGTGACCATCAAGGGCAAAGGCCGGAGCCTGGACGCCAATGCCTATTGCTGGGTGCTGCTGGACAGGCTGGCGGCACACTACGGCATCTCCAAGCAAGAGGTGTACCGGCAGGAGATACGGAACATCGGCGGCGTGAGCGAGGTGCTTTGCCTGCGGGAAAAGGCGGCGGATGCGTTTTGTAAGGGCTGGGAGCGTAACGGTCTGGGCTGGATGGCCGACAAGGGCGCAAGCAAGCTAAAGGGCTGCGTGAACGTGACGGTATGGTACGGAAGCAGCACCTACGACACGGAGCAGATGTCGCGGCTGATAGACGCCATTGTGGAGGACTGTAAGGCGGTAGGTATTGAGACGATGACTCCGGCAGAGCTGGACGCGCTGGTGAGCCGGTGGGGAGAGGTGAGTACATGAACAAGCTGCACATACAGCCCTGCTGGACGTGCAGGAAGTGCTATGGCGGCTGCAGCTGGTCGATGAAAGACCCGGAGCCGGTTCCCGGATGGGACGCTACTCCTACGGTGAAGAGAAAGGGAGGACGCAAGGCGGGCATCATGCACAGCTACGCCATTCACAGCTGCCCGGAATACGAGTGGGACGGGACGGAGGAAGCGCATGGAGGGTAAGAGATGCTGGCGCTGTGGTGCTAACGGTGCGACAGATCCGCTGGACAGACACCACATTTTTGGAGCTTATAACCGCGGGAAAAGCGAGAAGTACGGCCTGGTGGTGTATTTGTGCCACAACAAATGCCACATCTTTGGTGAAAAGGCAGTTCACAACAATGCAGAGACAATGTTGAAGCTTCACCGTTTTGGACAGGTAAAGGCCATGCAGGAGCAGGGCTGGACGGAAGATGACTTCCGCAGAGAATTTGGGAAATCATATTTGTAAGGAGATTTGACATGATAAACAGAACGATTTTGCAGGGACGGCTCTGTGCGGATCCTGAGATGCGGAGAACCAACAACGGTACGGCGGTGTGCAGCTTCCGCGTGGCGTGGAGCGAGACGGTGAAAGACCGGGAGACAAAGCTGTTTCTGAACTGCGTGGCGTGGCAGGGCACGGCAGAGATGATCTGCAAATACTTCCGCAAGGGCAAGGAACTGGCGGTAGAGGGCAGACTGTCTACCCGCGAATACGACGACAGGGACGGCAACCGGCGCAGTGTGACGGAGATGACAGTCGATCGTGTCCACTTTTGCGGCAAGAACGAGGACGCGCAGGGCATGCCTCCCCGGACGGGCGGCAAGAGCCAGTTCGTGGAGATGGACGAGGACGACATGTCAGATCTGCCTTTCTAAGGGGGTGACGTGAATGGGCAAGATGCAGGAAGAGATCAAGGCATTGCGGCGGCAGAACACGCATTTGCAGAACGTGGTACAGCGGCAGCGGCAGAACCTGTCAGAGTTGACCGGGGCCGTGCAGGACTACAGGAAGGCCATCACGGCGCACTATGTGGCCTGTGCCATTACCTTCGGAGAGAAACGGGAAGACTGCGACACGCTGTGGGGCTGGCATCTGGAGGTCCCCGCTGACCTTGTGAGTAAGGCGCTGGAGAACTACACAGGCGATGTGTGGTTGGACAAAGAGCGCGGGGTATACGTCATAGGTGCGATGCCGAAGGAGTGAGGCCTATGGGCAAGTGCTACGTGAAAGCCTACTATGACTGGATAGAGCAGACAGCGGCGTTGACAGATGCAGAGCGTGGACGTTTGTTTATCGCCATTCTGGAGTACGCAAGAACAGGCACCCCGCCGGAGTTGGAGGGTGCGGAAAGCATACTGTTTCCGGTGTTCCGGACGATGCTGGACAGGGACGATGAGTTTTCTGCTGAACGGTCAAGGAACGGGGCGAAAGGCGGAAAGCAAACTCAAGCAAGCGCAAGCAAAATCAAGCAAACCGAAGCAAACGCAAATGACCCAAAGCCTACTAAGACAAAGAAAGAAGACAAAGACAAAGACAAAGACTTATTCCCACCTGACGGTGGGAGCACGCGCGCGAAGCGCTTTACCCCACCCACACTGGCAGAGGTTCAGTCCTACGTGGCTGAACGCCATTCGGCGGTAGACCCGCAGGGCTTTATCGACTTCTACGAAGCGAAAGGCTGGATGGTTGGCAAGACCCCCATGAAAGACTGGAAAGCGGCTTGCCGAAATGCTGAGAAGTGGGAACGATGGGGACATGCCTCTGCTGCACCTGTCGGCAAAACCGACGGTGCACGTGATGCCTGGATGGTCAAGTACATCAAGGGGGCGAAGCCATGAACGCGGGCATCTGGGAAATTGCCACGGCGAAGCTGTGCGGACAGTGCATCCGGGACATGGAGGACGAGTACATCTTCTCCCCCATGTGGCGGCGGACGCTGGGCGGCACGTGCGAACGGTGCGGAGAGATGCGCATCGTCCATGAGGTGCAGTACACGATGAACAAACGAGGGCTGGAGAAAAGAGGGAAACTGAATGGGCCTGATGAGTAACGACCTGGCGCGGCTTAGTCCTGCGGCGCAGAAGCAGGTCATGGAGAAGATGCGGAAACCGGGGAAGTACAAGGCGCAGAAGACCAAGCGCGGGAAGCTGACCTTCGACAGCAAGAAGGAGGCGGAGCGCTACGACGCGCTGATGCTGCTGCAAAAGGCCGGGGAGATACGGGGCCTCAAATTACAGGTGCGGTACTGCTTGCAAGAGGCGTACATAACGTTTGAGGGCGACCCGGTGAAAAGTATCGACTACATCGCGGACTTCGTGTACGAGCGCAGAACGGCTCCTGACAGCTACGGCCAGCGGTACTGGTTGCCGGTGGTGGAGGACGTGAAGGGGTATAAAGATCCGAGTAGCGCTGCGTATAGGGTGTTTTCCATGAAAGCAAAGCTGTTCCGTAGTAGGTACGGTTTTGCTATACGGGAGGTATGACATGGAGCGCACAAACCAGCCGCTGACGAACGAAGCGGCAAGGAAACTGATGGCGCTGGACGTGCAGGACAAGGAGATACTGACCTACGAAAAGCTGGACGAGTGGTACACCGCATGGGGCGGACAGTGCTACGTCAGCTTCTCCGGCGGCAAGGACAGCACGGTGCTGGCGTATCTGGCGGCTCGGTACCTGTCAAGCTTCAGGACACCGCCCTGGGAGCTAAATCTGGTGTTTGTGAACACTGGGTTGGAATACCCTGAAATTCAGAAGTTTGTGAATGAGTACGCCGCGTGGCTGCGGAAGGAGTTTCCCCGCGTGACTGTCAACCTCCACCGCCTGCGCCCGAAGATGAACATCCGGCAGGTGGTGACGAAGTACGGGTACAGCATTATCGGTAAAGACGTAGCGCACCGGATAGAAACCGCGCGGCGTTCACCAGATAGCCGAAGTATGAAGCTATTGCGTGGGGAAGTCTTACGCGCCGATGGGGAAAAGAGTATGTACAACTGTGAAAAGTGGGAGTATTTGCTTTCGGCTCCATTCCTCATATCAGACAAGTGTTGTGGAATTATGAAAAAGTCCCCGTCAAAGAGCTATGAGCACCGAGCGGATGTCAAGCCCATGACGGCAACAATGGCGGAGGAAAGTCTTTTGCGGATGCAAAAATGGCGCGAAACCGGCTGCAACGCCTTTGAAGGAAAGCGGCCTGAGGACATGAAGCAGGGCATGGCACAGCTGGCAAAGGCTGTGGCGGTGAAGGAGGAGCAGAAATGAGCCTTGAGGTTTGCCCGATGACGCTCAAAGAGGCGAACGCCTTTGTGGAGCAGCACCACCGGCATCATAAGCCAGTGGTGGGACACAAGTTTTCCATCGGCTGCACGGACGGAAAGGAAATCGTGGGCGTTGCCATTGTGGGCAGACCGGTGAGCCGGCATCTGGACGACGGATGGACGCTGGAGGTCAACCGGCTATGCACAGATGGCACCCACAATGCTTGCTCTATGCTGTACGCTGCTGCTTGGCGGGCGGCACGGGCGATGGGCTACAAACGACTTGTGACCTACATACTGGACAGCGAAAGTGGCACAAGCCTGAAAGCCAGCGGGTGGAAATGCGTGGGACAGGCTGGCGGCTTGCGTTGGACGGGTAAGCGCAGACCGGAGGTTGACCTATACCCGGCACAAATGAAAATCCGGTGGGAGAAGGAGACGAGCTGATGGAACGACTGACACAGCGACTTAGAACTGGTGAGGTTCTTATGGCGTCAGATTACGAGGAGAAATACACGGAACAAGAGTGGATCTGTGTGCTGCAAGACCGCGTTGCTGCCTATGAGGACACAGGGCTGACGCCGGGAGACATCAAGGAATTGCTTGACATGGCTGTGTCGAAAACAGACAAGGTTTTGCGGCTTAAAGAAGAATTGCACACCATAAAGAACGAGCTATGCCAATACTGCGGTAAGTACAAACAAGCACACGAGGGCACCTGTGACGGGTGCAGATGGAGGGAAATGTGATGGACTGTTTTAATCATCTCTGTCCATTTCGGCAGAATACAACAAGTAACTGTAACCATTGCGAGTGCTTGGCGTGTCAGAACAGGTGTAAAGGGCTTGTTACATACACTGTAAGCAATCATACGCTGACCGCAGACGAAATTGCAAGGATGACCAATAATCCCGATTATGGCGTTGGGGCTGGATGTTAGGAGGTGCAGTGATGGAAAATCTGTTGCAAGACATCGCCAGTGGGCTGTGGATCGTGTTGGGCGTGTACTGTTTCTTCGGACTAAGGAAGTGGAACAAGCGGTTCAGCGAGTTGTATGACGAACTGAAATGGGAGGTGGAGTGATGGAACGACTGACATTTGAGGGGAACTTCTGCGACATCGCGCAGTGCCGGGAGCTGCCGTGCCCGTATAACGGCGCGTGCTCCCAGCGTAAAGTGTGGGAGCGGCTGAAAGCCTACGAGGACACGGGGCTTGAACCGGCGATGTGCGCCAATTACAAGACGTTTGAGGATGAGGCAATCAGTAAGGGCGTGACATTTAAGCGCATTGTCGCGCTGATGGAGGCCGATAGAACCGGGCGGCTGGAGGTGCTGCCTTGCAAGGTGGGCGATAGGCTTTACGAAGTAACGGGTCGAAAAACGATCAGTGTGTATAAAGTTAAAGCCATCCGCGTGGAATTGTTCAGTTTGTTTATCGAGTGGGACATTGTAGAAGGGTTTGTTTGGCAATCGCTGTCAGGTATAAACGCCGGAGAAATCGGTAAGACCGTATTCCTGACCCGCGAGGAGGCGGAGAAAGCATTGGAGGCGATGAAGGATGGCAACGGTTAAGTGTTCGCTGGGCAAGCGCGGGCACCCGTCCCACGAATGGAACGACGGTGAAAAAGACCGCATCTACTGTCTCGGATGGGTTGACCCCATGACGGATTACCCGATACCGGAATGCTTGGCTTGCCCAGATTTTGTCAACAAGGCGCAGGATGACTTAGAGGCGTTTTATGGGAGGGCTGAAAATGGCGACAAAGAGAGTGTGTGACCGATGCGGAGCGGAGATCAACCCGCCCATCTACGTCACCTATGCCGGTATGCGGCGGATTAAGAACGACATAAACGACAACGACTACGAGCTGTGTGTTTCGTGCGCGCACAAACTGCGGAAGTGGTTTAATGGGGAGGAGAAGGACAATGGCTGAATACATTGAGCGGGAAGCTGTTGAAAAGTTTATCGAGGATGGGCTGAACAACCAGGATGTAGCCAAGAGATTTGGACATGATGCCATTGAAATCATGGCGGAAGTGCATTATATGCCCGCTGCTGACGTGGCCCCGGTGGTGCATGGGCGGTGGGTAACGCACTACCGAAGCGGAGCGCCTGTTGCCGAGGGGTATGTATCAACGTGCTGCGATATGTGGAACAACCACAAGCGCAACTACTGCCCCAGCTGCGGCGCGAAGATGGATGGAGGTGACAACGATGAGGCTGATTGATGGTGACAAACTGCAAGAGTTTCCCATTCGGGCAAACAATTGTGACAAAGAACACGCCAACACGCATTTCATCAACGGTATCGAGTCGGTGATGGAGTATGCAGAGCAGCTCCCCACCGTAGACGCAGAGGTCGTGGTGCGCTGTAAGGACTGTCTGAAGTTCAAAACATACGCTTGCCGGATGGTTGCCAGCGGGTATGACGATTTCTGCTCCTACGGCGAACGAAAGGACAAGGCAGATGCAGAAGGGTGACACGATCCGGGCGAGGTTTATGACGATGCCAGACTTATTCCCCGGTAAGGGGTGCGAAGAAAAGAAATTCCCTATCCGCAAGGGTACAGTGGTGTATGTGCATCTGAAGGGGCGGTACATCGTGGCGGAGTGCGGCGGGGTGCGGGAGACGTTCTTCCCGGAGGATATTATACAGTGCGACCTGCCAGGCCCTCCGCCGATGGAGTATGACCTAAAAGAAGCGTTGGTTACGCTGACGGAGGTGGACAAGAAGATCATGACCGCATTGGGGAGGAGGTGCTGACATGAGCGAATTCCCGGAACGGCTGAGAAAGCTGCGGGAGAAAAAGAGACTGAAGCGGTATGTGCTGTCGGAGCGCTGCGGGCTGAATTCGGATGCCATACGGCGGTATGAGCTGGGGACGGCGAAGCCGACGATGGATGCGCTGAAGAGCATAGCGGATGAATTTGGTGTGTCGGTGGATTATCTGATGGGCAGGACGGACTATCCCTGCGTAGTAGATATTTCCGAAAAATAAATTTTGAAAATTCCACTTAAAAGTGGAAAAATTGAAAAAACGCATTTTATCATGGGAGATGCAGGGGCAAACTCTGCATCTCCATTCTTTTTCTTTTCCCCCTTCTTTTCCTGATGGGCGGGGCTTCGGCTCCGCCCGGATGGAACAATAATTGTCACGGTCTTGTGTAAAGGCCGGTAACCTGCGCCAGCAGGAGCCGCAGGTAGTCTGGGCAGCTCCTCACGCCGCTCTCCCAGTTCTCCACCGTCCGGCGGGGGATGCAGTATCGGGCGGCAAAGGCGGCCTGAGACAAGCCGGTATGGGCGCGGATGTCGCGGATGGTCAGGTGGGCCGCGTCCCACAGATGGCCCAGCTCCTCGACGCGGGCCGCCGGGACGTCTGCCTCCGGGGCGTCGCCCCAGGCGAAAGAAAGTGCCCAGTCGGAAACGTAGGTGTCGCGGTCGGCGCAGTCCAGGGCAGCGGTCCATAGGGTGTTAAGCAATTTGTCTGTCATGTTTAATATCCTTTCATAGTGAAAATTGTAAAAAAAGGAAAAACACCGGCAACCGGTGCTTTTCCTGAGGTCGAAGGGTTTGTCCTTCTTACTATTTCAATCCACGGCGGCAGGATCGCGCCGCACCAGATGCAAGCGCCTCTTGCATCCGACAAAAATAGCATACCACGCTGCGCAGGAAATGTCAAGCACCATTATGACTATGTTCCGCCCGCCAGATATGCGGCGTTCTTGCGTTCCCAGCGTTCTTACCTCGTCAGGGTTTCAGCAATCATGTCCGAAATCTGCTGCTGGGACTTGTAGCGTACCGCAATACCGACCTTCATGACGTCATCGTCGTGGTAGACCGTCCATTCCTCGCGGTCCCAGTGGTACTTGCACCAGACATCGCCGGTAGACTTGTCGTAAAAAATCTCCACATACTCCCCCGTGCGAGAGCCGAGCCCTTTGGTGGAGTTGGAGGCGTTGGCCAATGTCTCCATGTTGATTTTTCTGCCGTAGGTTTTGATCTCCATGTTTTTCATAACAACTCCTCCCTCAGTCCCAAAGGTGGGATTCGCAGTGTGTCGCCCAGTCGCTGTTCATGGCGGCGATGGCCTGTTCGTAGTTTTCGCCGTTGATGATGGCGTCCAGCGCCTTCTTGCCAGCTGCGGATTTTGCGTCGTTTTCGGACGCCGCGAACTCCTGCGCGTCCAAATACGCCTTGGCGCAAGGGTACTGGGCGTACATGGCATCCATGTCATACTTCGGCTTGGGGCGGACACCCACGCCGCCGCCGTTCTCGCTGTCAAAACTGGCGTCAAATTCCAGCTTCCAATTTACCAGATCGGCATGGGCGGCTTCGATCTCCCTCAGTCCGGGGATGGCGGCGATTTTCTTCTTCCGCTCCTGCTCTGCGCGGATACCGGCTTCGCGCTGCTCCACCAGCATGGACACGATCTCCGGCTTTGCGGCTTTGATAGCGGCAAGAGCCGCTTTGCCGGCGCGGTACACAACCAAATTTCCAGTGGGCTGGCCGTGTTCGTCGATTTTAAGGGCAATTCTGTACCGCAAAATCAATTCCTGTGCGTTCATGTTCTGTTCCTCCTGTTAAAAATTTTTCATGGGGTTGGGCTGATGCGCTCAACCCCGCCAGAAGCTGGATCCCCATACTGCGTAGGTGACGTTATAAAAAGTCTTTTTCGTGATATTTCACTTTCTGCCGCTGTGCGGCTGCACTGTTTTTTTGATCTGTCTATATACTACCACTCAACGGGTGGTATGTCAAGAGGGGAAATTAAGAAAATAAAAAAATTTTTCGTATGCGGCATAGGTGCCCCGTAAGGGGAGACCACAGCAAGTGACGGGGACTTTCCCTGAAGTGCTAAAGCAGGGCAGGTCTGCAATGCCGCCAAAACAATGCGCTGGCAGACCGCTAAAAGGGATGCGTCCCAAATAGTCTGCTTACTTTAAACAATTCCAGCGAACCAAAAGGCTTAATATGCGGGCACATGTACCAAGGTGGCGACGCGGTCTCCAAAACCGTGTGTGGTGGGTTCAATTCCCAACTGTCCGTGCCAAAAGCGGTGGACACTACCGTTGGGCAATGGCATAGCGCCGCCCTGAAAGTGTGTCAGCATTGGCGCTTTATCCGTGCATTAAGCGCCTAAAAATAACACGGTTGCCAATAGGCGCGCCGCCCGTCCGGCGTAAAAGGCGGCTTGTAATTTAGGTGAGGCGAAAGCCGGGTACAGACGTGCCAATGACAAAGGCAAGTGGTGGGAGGCCGGTGCGTCAGGCAAAGCGAGGTGGTGACAGTGGCTGCAAGGTTGACAGACCGGCAGAAAAAGAAAATACTGGCGGACTATGTGCAGACGAACAACTATTGCGCCACAGCCAAACTCAATGGGGTTTCCGCAAACACTGTCAAAAAAATAGTGCAGACAAATGCGGATATTGCGGAAAAACTCATTAGGAAAAAAGAGGAGAACACCGCCGACGTTTTGACGTACATGGAGAGCCAGCGTGACATGGTGTGCCAGATCATAGGTAAGGGGCTGGCAGTGCTGAACGATCCGGCGAAGTTGGCAGAGGCAACGCCCAGCCAGATCACGACTGCTATTGGGACATTGATAGACAAGTGGACGCTGCTACAAGAAAAGACCGCTAATGATGACAGCGAGAGGGTTCGGGTGATAATTGATGTCTGACATCCGTTTGTCTGAAAAAATTGGCTCTGCGTTCTACGACGTGGCTCATGACGTGTTCCACCACGGCCACACGCACTACGATTTCAGCGGTGGGCGCGGCTCACTGAAGTCCTCCACGGTGTCTGTACTCGTTCCCCTGCTGCTGATAAACAACCCGGGTACACACGCTCTGGTGCTGCGTAAAGTGGCAAATACCATTCGTGACAGCGTGTACGCGCAGTATATCTGGGCAATCGGTGAGCTGGGTATGGCGGCGTATTGGGAAGCCAAGGTTTCCCCGATGGAGCTGATCTACAAGCCTACCGGCCAGAAGATCATGTTCCGTGGCGCTGACGATCCCATGAAGATCAAGTCCATCAAGGTGCCGTTTGGCTATATTGCCGTGACGCACTTTGAAGAGAAAGACCAGTTTGCGGGACGCGCCGAGATACGAACGATTTTGCAGTCCACAATGCGCGGCGGGTCGAAGTATTGGAACTTTGAAAGCTACAACCCGCCGATAAGCCGCGATAACTGGGCGAACAAGGACAGCCTGGAAGAACGCACAGACAGGCTGTGCCACAAGTCAACGTATTTGCAAGCCCCGCCAGAGTGGTTGGGTGAGCAGTTTTTGGCAGAGGCGGAACATCTCAAGGCCACGGACGAGAGAGCGTACCAGCATGAATATTTGGGCATTCCTGTGGGTACTGGCGGCAACGTGTTTGATCGGCTGGAGCTGCGGGAGATAACTGACGCGGAGGTTGCGAGTTTTGACAAGCTATACCAAGGTGTAGACTGGGGCTATTTCCCTGACCCATTTGCTTTTGCTCGGCTGTACTATGACCGGGCGAGAGAAACCATATATTTGCTTGATGAGATTTATGAAAACAAGCTTTCCAACGAGCAGAGCGCAAAGATGATATTGCAGCGTGGCTACAATGACACGCGCATTATTTGCGACAGCGCAGAGCCGAAAAGCGTTGCAGACTTCCGGGCTATGAAGCTACCAGCCTTTGAAGCAATTAAAGGCCCCGGCTCTGTGGAGTATGGAATGAAGTTTTTGCAGCGGCGCACTATCGTGATAGACAGAAAGCGCACCCCACACGCTTATGACGAGTTTGTGGGATATGAATACGAAAGAAACAAAGACGGCGACATAATCAGCGGCTACCCGGACGCAAACAATCATTTGATCGATGCGGTTAGGTATGCCCTTGAGCCTGTAAGCCGCAGAATGGGAGTTATCGCATGACGGTAATCGACAAACTGAAACAATTGGGATATACGACCATCCCGGAAAAGTTTTACACGCAGGTCGGCGTGTGGAAGTCGTGGTATCAGGGCAACGTAAAGGGATTTCACCGATACAAGCGGTACAACGGTCACGACTGGGTGAAGTGTGAGCGCGTGACGCTGGGCATGGGTAAAAAGGTCTGCGAGGACTGGGCAAATCTTCTGATGAACGAAAAAGTCCAGATCACCCTTGAGGGGCAGAAAGAGCAGGCGTTCATTGACCGCATCCTAACCGCCAACAACTTTACGGTCAAGGCCAACGAGATGCAGGAGATGAAGTCCGCGCTGGGCACGGTGGCCTATATCCCTCGTGTGGTAGGCCAAAGCGTCAGCGGTACTGGTGAACCTATCCCTGGTGACGCATCCGGCATTGTGCTGGACTACGTGACCATCGAGCACATATTCCCGCTGGCGTGGTGCAATGGGTTTATTACCGAGTGCGCGTTTGACAGTGTGGTAACAGTGCAGGGCAAAACGTATTTGTATCTGCAAATCCACCGAAAGGACGACCTGGGACAGTACATCATCGAGAACAGTATTTATCGATATGAGAACGAGAGTTTGTCCGATGTCAAGTTAAGCGAAGTGCCGGGTTTTGAGCGCATTCCCCCTGTGGTGTATACTGGCAACGACAAGCGGCAGTTTGTTATTGACAGGCCAAACATTGCCAACAACTTTGATTATCTGCTGCCGGTGGGTATTTCGGTATTTGCAAACGCTGTTGATGTGCTGCGCGGCGTGGATTGCGCCTACGATTGCTACGTCAACGAGTTCGAGAACGGCCCCATGCTGCTGGCGGTAAAAATGCCCGCTACACGCTGGGAGAATGACAAACCGACGCTTGATCCGCACGACAGGCGCTTCTATTTGCTGGAAGAGGACACGCAGCAGGGCGATGTGGTAACGCCTATTGCGCCGCAGCTTCGTACCGACAAGCTTAATGTCGGTCTACAAGATCAGTTGAATCTTCTTTCCAGCAAGTGCGGCTTCGGCGAGACCTATTACCGCTTTGACGGCGGCAGCGTAGCAACTGCCACACAGGTCATCAGCGAAAACTCCACCATGTTCCGCACCATCAAAAAGATGGAGATCGTGCTGGAACAGGCTCTGGTAGAACTGTGTCGCATTCTTCTGCGGCTGGGCAACACCGCCATGAACGCTGGGCTGAATGAGGACGTGGAAATCTCCATCGACTTCGATGACAGCATCATTGAGGACAAGCAAACCGACTTTTCCCGCGATATGCAGCTTCTCAGTGCGGGCATCATGAACGATTGGGAGTTCCGCATGAAGTGGATGAACGAGGACGAGGCGACCGCAAAGGCGGCGCTGCCGAAGATGCAGGACATGACCACGGAGCAGCAGAACGAAGTGGAGTGAGGTGACGGGCAGTGCCGAAATACCCATTCTCCCCTCCTGTTTTGGATGCCATGCCGGAAGAATTGGCAGAGCTGTACCGTGGACTTGAGGACACGCTGCTGATGGAGATATGTTCCCGGCTGAAGATGCGGGACGAGCTGAACGAGGTCACGGTGCAGGACATCAAGGCGCTGCGGTCACACGGCGTCGATCTGAAAGAGATTGAAAAAGCCATACGCCAGACTACCGGCATCAGCGAGAAAAAGCTAAACGAGCTGATAGACGATGTGGTGGAGCGCAACCAAAAGTATTACACCGAGGTCATAGACCTTGCCCGTGTAACACAGCCTGACGTTCTGGTGGATGCAACCACCATTGACGCCATCAAACGGCAGACGCAGGACGTGTTCCGAAACATCACCGCTTCGATGGGATTTTTGGTAGACGCAGGGCGGACGATGCTGCCCCCCGCAAAGGCGTACCAGTGGGCTTTAGATGCCGCTACTTTGAAAGTAGAAAGCGGGGCTATTTCTTATGGGCAAGCCATCAAAGAAGCCGTTAGGGAGCTTGCAAGCGGTGGCCTGCGGGTAGTGGACTATGAGAGCGGACACCGTGACCATGCAGACGTAGCTGCACGCCGCGCCGTAATGACAGGCGTATCGCAGTTGTGCGGTAAGTACACGGAACAAGCGGCGGAATACCTGGAAACGCCGTATTATGAAGTGTCTGCCCACGCCGGGGCGCGTGATGTACCAGGGCGGTCGCCGTGGGCATCGCACAAGGAGTGGCAAGGCAAAGTGTATTCCACTCGCAGCGGCGACATCTACCCGAACATCTACGAGGTGTGCGGTCTGGGTGCCGTTGATGGTCTGGAAGGAGCTAACTGCCGGCACCGCCGCAACGTTTGGGTTGAGGGCGTAAGTAGTGAGCGCACTTACACAGACGAACAGCTTGCCCACATCGACGATGGGTTGGGCTGTACGTTTGAGGGCAAGACCTATACGGCATACGAGGCCACGCAGGAGCAGCGCAAGGTGGAGCGCACCATACGAAAGCTCAAGCGCGAGAAAACAGCGTACAATGCCGCGGGGCTGGCAGACGAAGAACAGGCCGTCAATATCAAGCTGCGCCGCCTGAACGCCAAGTATAAAGCGTTCAGTAAGGCGGCAGGGCTGCCAGAGCAGCGGGAAAGGATGAAGGTGCTGTATGAGAATTAGGGTTAGAAGTTACGAGGGGCTTTTGCTGGAGCTTGATAGCGATGTGAGCGAAATCCGTGATTTTTTGGGTAATGCAACTCACGCAATTCGGTATCGCGTTGAATTTTGGCTTGATGATGGCTCAAAAATTGAACTCGCAAACGTAATCCCCAGCGAAATTGAGGTGGTTAATGAACCGTGATGAAATTGTACAGGCTATCGAAGCCATTTTGAAGCGCGGCAACAACGCAGAAGTGCGGCGAAAAGGCGACGGTGTTATCGTGCTGGAAGTCCAAAAGAAAATCAAATATCAATCCTCGGTGTAATCGGGCACCGGGAAGGGCAATAGGAGCCAAGCAGTACGCAAATCATGCGTGTTGTTTGGCTCTTTTGTTTTATCAACACCGACCGACAGGTCGTTAAACAAGGAGAAGTTTATGGCAGAAGAAATCAACGTGCAGGGCACGGAAAACACTGCTCTTGAGCAGGAAAAGACGTTCACACAGGCTGATGTTGACAAGATGATTCAGACGCGGCTTGACCGGGAACGGAAAAAGTACCCCAGCGAGGAAGAGATCACCGCATACCGCACATGGAAAGACGGCCAGCAGACCGAGCAGGAACGGCAGGCAAAGCGCGACAAGGAGCTTGCGGACAGCAAGTCGGCCCTGACTGCTGCACAGGCGGAAATCGAACAGATGAAGCGCGACAAGTATGTGCTGTCTAAGGGGCTGACCGACGATGACGCTGAATTTATCGCGTTTAAGGCCCTCAAGATGGTGGATGACAAGACCACCTTTGAGCAGGCGGTAGACAAGCTCACAGAAAATCGCCAGAAGGTCAAGTTTGACTGGACGGCTCCTGCGGGCAACGGTGAGAAACCCAATGCAACCAATGCCGCGATGAACAATCTGATTCGCGGCGCACTCAAGTAAAGAAAGGAAGATACAAAACATGGCAAACATCATTGACAGAAACGCACTTTCCGGCCTTATCCCGGAGCCTGTAACTCGCGAGATCATGCAGGGCGCTATCGCGGAATCCGCCGTCCTGCGCATGGGCCGCCGTCTGGCAAACATGTCCAGCAAGACCCAGACCATTAATGTGCTGGACGCGCTGCCCTCCGCGTATTTCGTGAACGGCGAAGCCACCGACGCTGGCGCTGGGGATGCGTTCAAGCAGACCACGAAGATGGCGTGGGACAAGAAGAAGCTGTACGCCGAGGAAATCGCCGTTATCGTCCCCATCCCCGAGGCGGCGCTGGACGATGCCGATTACGACATTTGGGGCGAAGTCCGTCCCCGCCTGACCGAAGCTTTCGGCAAGGTTATCGACGCGGCTATCCTGTTCGGCACCAAAAAGCCCAGCACTTGGCGCAACGGCGTTGTGCCCTCTGCTATCGCTGCCGGTAACGGTGTGCCTATGGGTACCGACGTGTTCAGCGACATCATGGGCGAAGGCGGCCTGATCTCCAAGGTCGAACTGGACGGATTTAACCCGAACGGCGTTATGTCCGCCATTCAGATGCGCGGCAAGCTGCGCGGCCTGAAGGACACCACCGGCCAGCCTATCTTTAAGTCCGACATGCAGGGCGCTACCCGCTACGGTCTGGACGGCATGGATATGTACTTCCCCATGAACGGCGCTTTTGACCCCAATCAGGCGCAGATGATCGTGGGCGACTGGAGTCAGCTGGTGTACGCCATCCGCCAGGATATGACCTTCAAGATCTTCACCGAGGGCGTTATTCAGGATCCCAGCACCAAGGCCATCACCTATAACCTGATGCAGAACGATATGGTGGCGCTGCGTGCCGTCATGCGTCTGGGCTGGGAGATTGCCAACCCCATCAACGCAAACAACGCCGACATCGCAAACCCCTTCCCCTTCTCTGTGTACGGAAAGGCGGGCACTGTGTCTACCGTGACCGTTGCTCCCGCTACTGCCACTATGGCAAAGGGCGACAGCAAGGCTTTTACCGCTACCGTAACCGGCGAGGGTATTGTCAGTGGTGATGTGGAGTGGAGTCAGAACGGCACTAAGTCCAGCATCACCGATAACGGCGTGCTGACCGTTGGCGCAGAGGAAACCAAGGCCAGCATCACTGTTACCGCTAAGTCCAAGCAGGACAACAGCAAGACTTCCACCGCTACCGTTACCGTTTCTGGTTAATTTGAAAGGAGCTGGCTCACATGACATACGCTGATTACGACTATTACTCCGGGACCTATTTGGGCACCGTGAGCGAGGAAGATTTTCCGCGTCTGGCTGTACGAGCCAGCTCCTTCCTCGATTACTACACGCAGAATCGGGCAAAAGATAACGCCGATATGGACGCTGTAAAAATGTGCTGCTGTGCACTTGTGGACAAGTATCAGCTGATCGAAGCCGCGCAGCAGCTTGCCGCAACCAAACTGACGAACGCGGCGACCGGCGATGACGTGAAAAGCGAAACGGTAGGCGGGTACTCCCGGACGCTGGCCAGTGGTGGCGAAGCTGCCGCGTCTGCGCTGAGTGCAACAGACGGTGCGAAGAAACTGCTGGCGGCGACCTGTAACGAGTATCTGGCACATACCGGTCTGCTGTATCGTGGAGGGGGGTGCTGTGGTTGTACGCGCCCCACACTATAACGGTCTACAACGCCGTGCAGGAGACTGACCCTGCGACTTTTGAGGAAACCACAAAACTGTATGTGACCATCCTGCGCGGCGTTATGCTGCAGGCCAGCAAGGCGGTAAACGTCCGAGAAAGCGGACTTGAGAGCGCGGACGCAGTAAACCTGTTCATTCCGTTCTCTGTGGAAGCGGTGGACGGCACGAAAGGCAAGGCCAAAACTTACGCGCCCCCGCAGGCGTTTCTTGCTGCGGCGGACAAGTCCGGGCTGTGGACGCTGTCTGTGAACGGTAATGGCGGGCTGACGTTCTTTGTAAAAGGCGAGTTTGTCACAGACAAAGAGGACGTGGCTATGGCACAGGACGGCTGCTACAACGTGACCAAAGTGGATGAGAAAGATTTTGGCAGCGTGGGCATGAGACACTTTGAAGTCGGAGGGGCATAAGATGTCGCTCAAGTTCTCTGTTGACATGTCCGGCATGGACGAGGTAAAGCGGCAGCTTGCAAGGGCCTGTGGCCGCGCTGAAAGCGTTTTAGCGCAACATGTGATGAAAGATACCACCCCCTTTGTACCTGCGCTTACAGGCTCTCTGACGCAGAGAACGCGGGTGGTTGGCAACGAGGTCATTTATCCCGGCCCATACGCCCGGTTTCTGTACTACGGGAAAGTGATGGTAGACCCGGCGACCGGCAGCACATACGCCCCAAAGGGCGGGCACAAGGTGGTCACAGACCGAAATCTTGTATTCAACACAACAATGCATCCGCAGGCACAGGCACATTGGTTTGACGCTTCTAAAGCGCAGAACATGGAGAAGTGGGTGCGGGTGGCAGATAAGGCGGTGAAGAAATTTGGAAAAGATTAAAAAGGCCGTGTCGGCGGCGGAAGAAGATCAGGTATCGCGCAAGCTGCTTGTGTGGCTGAACACATACCCAGAGCTGCCAGTCGACCTTATCCGCTTTGAGTTTCTTCCCGCCGACACTTCAGCTATGGCGATGTCGACCATTCAGGCGGCGTACATCGTGCGGAAGTATATCACCGGCGGTTATGTGGCGGAGTATCAGTTCAAGATAATCTATCGAGTGAAGCCGGGGAACAGCAACGACAAACGGCTCAAGGCTGACGAACTGTTGAACGCTATCGGTGATTGGGCAAATGGTCAGAAGCCCGACATCGGAGATGACAAGCGCGTTATCAGCATGGAGCCAACCACACGATCTTCCCTGTTTGCCATGTATGAAAACGGGGACGAAGATCACCAAATCCTTATGAAACTGAATTACGAGGTGAATGTATAATGGCAGATTTGGAATTTAACACCACGGCGGGCCAGACCATTGACCGCGAACTGCTCATTGCGTACCTGAATACCGGCACCGCATCCGCGCCTGTGTGGAGCGCTATCGGTAAGCGCGTCGAGGACAGCAGCGAGGAAATGGACTGGAGCACCGACACCAAGCAGGACATTTTGGGTCACACCTTTACCACCATGAAAAAGCCCACCATCACGCAGACATTTGACCCCATTCCCTTGGACGCGGGCGACGCTGCGGCGGTAAAGATGTGGAACCTGGCCGTCAAAGACCAGGATGCACAGGCGCTGGCAAATCAGGACATGATGATCGGCCACTTCTACGCCACCAGCGGCGAGGCGATGTTTGCGGAGCGCTACGACGCCTGCGCTATTGCCATCACCGGCATCGGCGGCGAGGGCGGCGGCACCCTGAACATCACCAGCGAGATCACCTATGGCGGCACCCGCACTGTGGGCACTGTGAAGAAGGGCAGCAGCGGCTCTATTGAGTTTACTGCGGCCTAAATAAAGGGGCGGGCAACCGCCCCTGTTTTGGAGGGAACACATGAAGGAATTGACAATCACCACCGGCGTACAGGAATACCACCTGAATGACAAATGCACGGTGTATTTTAATCCCAGCGATCCGGCGTTTGCAGACAAGCTTTACACAGCGTTTGACGCGCTGAAAAAGAAGCAGGATGCGCGGGACGATAACGTAGAAAAAATGAGCGCCCGCGAAATGTTTGATTGGCTCCGAAATATGGACGCCGAAATGCGTGAGACTATTGACGGGGTGTTTGAGCAGCCGGTGTGTGAACCGCTGTTTGGCAACGTGAGCGTTTACGCTATCGCGGACGGTGCTCCGCTGTGGATGAACTTGATGGTTGCCATCATGGACGAGCTGGACGAGGGGATTAAGCGGGAAAAGGCTTTTCACAGTGAGAAGCTTGCAAAGTATACGGCCAAGTACCACAGATGATGTACGACCTTCCGACGAGCCTTGAGGTGTGTGGAACGGAATACCAAATAGAAACGGATTTCCGCGTGATACTGGACATATTCTCGGTGCTGTCTGCTGTTGAACTAACAAGCGAAGAAAAGTGCATCGGCGTGTTGGGAATGTTTTACTCCGGTTTTTTTGCTATGCCTTGGGAGCACACGGAAGAAGCGATAAACCAGTGCTTTTGGTTTATCAACGGCGGAAATAAGGAAGCGCAAAAAAAATCAACCAAGTTGATGGACTGGGAACAGGATTTTCGACTGCTCATCGCCCCCATCAACCGCATAGCGGGGCAGGAAGTGCGGGCGTTGCCGTATCTGCATTGGTGGACGTTTCTTTCGTACTACGGAGAAATCGGGGATTGCTACTTTGCCCAAATCGTGAGGATCCGAGACTTAAAAGCAAAGGGCAAACTGAAAGACAAAGCCGACAAGGAGTTTTACCGCAGAAACCGCGACGCTATCGACATCAAGCGGAGGTACTCGAAAACTGAGGAAGAAATCATTAAAGGCTGGACGTAAAAAAGCCGCCCCGGAGGGCGGCTGCGTAGCGGTCATTGATTTGCAATAAATGTAATGTCGTTTCCAGACCAAAAATCCGGGGTAAATCTGATTTCAAGCGTTTTCCAATCTGCTGGGACTTCGTAGCCTATTACGCCGGACATCTTTTTCCCTGATGCAACAGTACCGTCCAGCTGACCTTTGTCTGCGGCCAACGTTCCGGTCATGCTCATGTTTGTGGAGTAGTCATCGACATACGCTTCAAAGGACATTATAGAGCTTATGGAAATATCTTTGCTGGATTTGTTCTCAATGGAAAATTCACAAAATAGAAACACGTTTCCGCTGTCTGGTGTGTAAAAACCTTCTCCGCTTGATTGGGTGCAAGACACAAATGTGACTTCAATGTCTTTAAGGGAGACAACGTCACCAACTGCAAATTCCGTTTTCTGCGGAGCAGTTGATCCGTTTCCGCCTTTTGCGCCTGTATCCCCAACCTTTTCTGGGGAGTTTCCGCCAAGCGCAGTGCCAATAATGCCGATAGCAATAAACACAGCTATAACGATCAGCACAACCGGTTTTTTCTGTTTGGCTCCACAAGCGGGACAGACTTTCGCGGATTTTGCAATATCTGCGCCACAGGTCTTACACTTAGTCATTTTATCCGTTTTCTTCCGCCCTCCAAGAAGTTTTTTGTGGTTTGTTTATAGTACCACATAAATACCATAAAAGCAAGTAGGTGATTGTATGGCAAACGCGGACGGCTCCGTTATCATCAAGGCCGACATTGACGATAAGCAGGCGCAGAAAGAACTCAATGCGCTGGAAAAGAAAATAGAAGCGATGCAGGAAAAGCTCACCAACAAGAAATCCGCGCGAGATACTTTGTTTAATCAGGCCAACAATTTGGGCGCACAGCTTGACGAAGCAAAGGCAAAACTGGCGCAGATGAAGGGCGGCGGCGAGTTCTTCACCAGTGATGCTATCAAGCAGCAGGAAGCCGCTGTAGCGTCTATGGAAAAAGAATGGAACGCCATGAATGACAAACTGGACAAGCAGAACGCCGCTATCCGCGAGGGCGAAGCGGAGCTTGACCGAATGAAAGCAAAGGCCGGTGAGTTAAGTAAGCAGCTTGGCAATACCGGCAAGAACGCAGGAAAGATACAAGAAGGGTTAGACAAAGCATCCCAGGGCATGGAGGCGTTTACAAAGCGCGTAAAAATGTTGGCAAAGCGGGCGCTGGTGTTTACCATCATTGCCCGTGCGTTGGCGGCACTCCGGGATTGGCTGGCGGACGTGGTGGCCGTAAACGGTGAGGCGCGTGACGCTATCGCGCAGCTAAAGGGCGCACTGCTGACGCTGGCACAGCCGCTTGTGCAGATTATCATCCCGGCGTTTACTGCGCTGGTTAAGGTACTGGCTACGGTGGTTTCGTTTATCGCGAATATTGTATCCGCACTATTTGGAACAACGGCAAAAGAAAGCGCCAATGCGGCAAAATCCCTGAATGACCAGAAGAACGCATATAAAGGCGTGGGCGGCGCGGCAAAGTCTGCAAGTAAACAGCTTGCGTCGTTTGATGAGATTAACAAGTTAAGCGGTGAAAGCGGCGGCGGGTCCGGAATTATTCTACCGGATTTTAGCACGGCGGCAAATTTTGCATTTCTTGATAAAATCGCGGACAAGCTCAAGAAGATAGGGCAGGACATTGTAAACCTGTTTAAGGATGTCACCGGGTTTATCGGCAACGTATTCTCCGGTGATTGGGGCGCGGCGCTGGACAACATCATCAACTTTGTAAACCACGCCCGTATTTTGCTGGCCGATTTGCTGGATTTTGTGGGGTATATCTTTGGAGCAATCATAGACACCATCATAGAAAAGTGCGGCCTTGCCGGTACTCCGGTAGGAGATATGTTGACAGGGATCAAGGACATTGTGCAGGGAGCGTTGGGCCTTATTTCCGGCATCCTTACGCTTGACTTGGAGAAAATGAAGCAGTCGGTTATCCAAATGCTTACCGGCGTAAAGACATTTGTGCTTGGCATTTTTGACTGGTTCAAACTGGGGCTGACAAGTTTGCTTGACTGGCTTGACGAAAGCACAAACGGTAGGTTCCATGAATTGATAGAGCTGGCGAAAACTTACGTCAATGACGTAGTCGAGGGCATGAAACAGATTTTCAGTGGCTTTATTGAGTTTCTGACCGGCGTGTTTACGCTGGACTGGAAAAAAGCGTGGGAAGGTATCAAAGAAATTTTCCGGGGTATCTGGAATACCATCGTCGGCGTTTTTGAGGCGGCTGTAAACCTCATCATCAAAGGTATCAACTGGCTTATTGACCAATTGAACAAGATACACTTTGAGATACCGGATTGGGTGCCGGGTATCGGCGGTAAGTCCTTCGGCATCAATATTTCCCATGTAAACGAGCTTAAAATCCCGCGTTTGGCACAGGGCGCGGTCATCCCTCCGAACCGGGAGTTTATGGCAGTGCTTGGCGATCAGAAATCCGGGACGAACATTGAAACGCCCCTTGCTACGATGGTGCAGGCATTCAAACAAGCGCTTGTGGAAAGCGGCTATGGCGGCAGCAATGAAGCCGTGTTGGTGCTGGACAAGGACGTGCTGGGCAAGGTCGTGTACCGGCTGAACAAGGCGGAGGGTACGCGCATCGGCGTTAATCTGTCGGAGGTGCAGGGATGAACTACATCAAACTGAACGGCATCTCTTTTGATGCCGATGTGGCGATATCCAAGTACAATCGAAACTTTAACGTGCTGGACGGCGAGAACGCAGGGCGCGTAATGACGGGACGCATGGTGCGTGACATCATCGGGACATACCTTGGTCACAAGCTGACGGTTTTTCGGCGCGGCGACAACTACAAGGGACTTGACGATTTCTGGGACTACCTGTACAAACACAGCGTGGATGGCTCCGTTATGCTGGAAGCGGCAGACGGCCAGACCACTATTGCGTATGAAGCGTATTACACCAGCGCGTCGCAGGACTTGGAGAAGGGCGATGGGGGCGTGAACTATTGGGGCGAGATCGAGGTGAACTTCGTCCCGATGGACGCGCAGCTCCGCCCCTGAGAGGTGGCCTATGTCGAAAACGACTATTCTGTACAAGGACATAGCCCCAGGCGCGGCGGATGACGCGACTGTGGTCGCCACCGGCGGCACAGGAGACCTCACCCAAATTCCGCACGGAGCGGCTCCGGGTAAGCTTATTACGCTGGAACGGAGCCGCTGGGTGCTGGACGGCACCTTTGATGGCGTGTACGCGGAGGACAAGGTAGGCTTTTGGTCTACGGAGGTTTCCGGGGACAGCGGAGAGTTTACCAACCCGCCCAAAATCACCATGACGTTTACACAGCAGTATTCCAGCATGGGCATTCAGCTTACCTTTGACGAGGACACAGGAGAGTATTGCAGCGAGGTAGAAATCTCGTGGTATCAGGGCGCGGTGCTGCGGCGGGCGCAGTCGTTTCAGCCTGATAACGCGGTGTACTTCTGCGATTGCCGGGTAGAGAGCTTTGACAAGGTGGAGGTTACTCTGAAAAAGACCGTAGTCCCCCATCGGCGGGCGCGGGTCAATGAGATCGTGCTGGGCGTGGTGCGTAAATTCGGGATGAACGAAATACGCAACGCATCCATCGTAAATCAGGCGAACGAAGCCGCCGTAGAGCTGCCAGTGTCCACGCTAAACTGGACGCTTGACAGCCTGAAAGATGTGGATTACCTGTTCCAGCTGAAACAGCCGGTGGAGGTGTGGAACGACAACCGGCAGCTTGGCACATACTACATTAACAACTCGTCACGCACGTCCGCAAACGTGTATGTGATAGAGTGCCAGGACGCGCTTGGAGCGCTTGAATACACGCCGTTCAGCGGAGGTGCATACCTTGATGGAGTGAGTGCAAAAACGCTCTTAGAAACGCTTGCAAAGCCCTTTGAGGTGGAGTATGAGAGCGATGTGGAGGACACAACACTAACAGGCGTTATTGTTAAGGGCACCAACCGCAGCGCCATTCAGCAAATCATATTTGCATGGGGCGTCTGTCTGGCAACAGACGGCGGGAACAAGCTTCGGGTATTCAACCAGCCCACAAAGCCTATTCTTATTCCACGCGGGCGGACGTTCGTCGGATCTTCCGTTGCAACCGGCGCGGTGGTCACAAAGGTAAACGTGACGGCGCATAGCTATGTAGAAGCCAGCAACGGCAACGTGACCATCAATGGGGTCAAGTACAAAGACACCCGGACGGTGTACAGTGCCATCAACCCCAACGTGACCGCATCCGACCGGGAGAACGTAAAGGAAGTCACGGCGGCAACTCTTGTATCTGATGAGATTGGACAGGCGGTGGCGGACCGGCTGTACAAGTATTATTCGCTGCGTGACACGAACACGGCGACCGTGGTATACGGTGGCGAGAAGCTGGGCGACTGCGTAAGCATTTACACGCCGTGGGGCCTGCTGACCACAGGCAATCTTCACAAGATGGAGATAAAACTGTCCAACACGGTTGTGTACAACGCGGGAGTCACAGGCGCGTGGATCATCAGTCCGTACTTCTATTACAGCAACGACCTGTTCTCCGGGGAGGTGTAACCGATGGCGGAATATACAGCACAGGTGCCGAAGATAGCGGCGGCTGTACTGCTGCCGAACCCGGCGACCATCAACGGCAAGGTAAAGCTACAGGTAACGGTAATAGAGGGAACCGTCATCGTGTACCCCAGCTACTACTACAGCGGCGATCTATATGCTGGCGAAAGCCCCCATACGCCGTACCCGCGTGTACCACAACCATATCATTTCTTTTGCGGCGATATTTACGCCGGGGAGGTATAA